AATTTATGACTCCTAGGTATAATGCATTCCCAGAATCTACACAAATTAGCAATATGACAATGGCTAATGCTGTAACTATAAAGAGTAATGATTCTCTTGGTGATAACATTAATACAAATTATGTAGGAACTGAAGAAACCTCTGACTATACGAAGAATATTAAAGAAATAGGTGATACATTAGCTGAAATTCAAAAATCGCTTACAAAATTCTTTAAAGATTATAGACCTCCAAGAGGAAGTGGTGGCGGTTACGCTAATAGATAGTAGATAGAATTATGGCATTAATGAATTTATATCAAAATAGAGACCATGTTACAGAGATAGACAAAGAGTATTCTCCTATTAGAAAATCGCATTATTTTACGATAGGAGTTGTTGATTCGTCACTGGTCGAAGAAGAAGCAAGCTTCAATGCTAGTCTTAATATCGAAGGAATAATGGACACACTGCCTGCTATTTCTTATCAGACATCATGGGATGCTTCTCCAGTTAGCGTTATTTCTGAGAACGTAAAGAATTTTACGGATAATGCTGCTATTAGAACTTTTGCGCAAAATAACGGACATTACCGTATGCCTATTGTAACTGATGGTTGGACTCAGTTAATGCCGAAAGACGGATGTGCATTAAGCGTATCATTGTCATTTAAATCATATCCTACAAAAATGTTTAGCACAACTGATTTTAGATCAATATTGAACTTTTTATTTTTCGTAACAACACCTAGAGAATATTATCTAAGTGATTCTGCAGCATATATCGGTCAAGGCCTTGAACAGGCATATGCGAAAGGTAAAGAATTAGGTAATTTGATAAATCAAGCTGCAAACGATTTTAAGTCGCTCGCGACAGAGAATGAAAGAAACGCTACTGTGGGCAATCAGTCTTATCTACGACTTGCAAACTATATGATTGCAAGCCCTGACGAGAAACCAGCTCTGAATGAAGAATTGTCTCAGGCAGAACAAATACTCGCTAAAGAATTAGATACATTATTAACTTACTTTAATAATCTTCTTAATATGTCAGATGATAATGCAGGCGGTGTTCCATTGTGTGTTTTAAAAGTTCCTGGCATGATTAATGCAGCAGATACTGTAAGATGGCTTATTAAAAGCTGGTCTTTTAAACCAGCTATTAATACGATTAGAGATGTAAAATCTGGACTTGAATTACCTATGTTTGTTGAGTTCAAGATAGACTTGGAAACTCAGACTATTCTTTCGAATTCCGATATGAATAAATTACTTGGTTGATTTTATGCGTTCAAATGGGGACGCAGCATCAGCATTTTTATTTCTATCTCTTACACCAGGTGCCAAGACACGATACCATTGTGCTCTTGAGTATGTCTGGTCTAAGCAACAAGTAATTTTAAAATCACAATATAATGGTGTAGGATTTTTGTTAGGTGAAAATTCTTCCGAATACTTATATTCCCAGTTACTTATATAGACAATTAATGGATTGTCTTTATTAAAAAATACATTAGGATATAATACAAGATACCATAATTTTTCACCAAGACCGTTTTCTTTATTAAAACGTCTAAATACACGCATGGCATCATATTTTCTAACGACTGATTGTCCTGTTTTATCTGCTGTTGCCTCTAATGTATTTAATGTCTCATATATTGTTTTTGCCGCAGAATCACGGAGTGGGTCATCATATATATCATCATTTTCTGCTAATGCATCATATTCAGCTTTAATTCCGTCAATTATAGGATGAACATCTGTATTGCTACATGCATCTTTTATTTTAGTAAAAATTTCATTAATATCAAAGTCTTTAATATCAGCAGATGTTACTGTTTTTAAAGCTTCAGGACTTGCCATCATATTTTTCCAAGCGCCAATTTTTTCTATAGTACCTGTTTTATTAAACGATGTATGATGTAATATATCTAGTCTGCCATTTGTATTTAAAATAACTATAGAATAGCGTGCAGCTAATGGAACAGCCGCATCAGTCGACGCACCGCCAAAGAAAGATGTAGAATTATCTATATCAGTGCCAACACTTATAGTAAACGATATATTAGTATTATGTTTTGCATTATAGTTAGATACGGCAGTAGGTATTTTTGTATTAAATTTCGATACCTTTTTACTGACTTTATCATTTTCTTCTTCAAATTTGTCGCGTTCTGATCTATTATCTTCATTAGGCTTGACTAAATTTTTAAAAAGTATAGTACTGAACTCATTGCCAGTATATCTCATATTTTTCAGTGCACGACCGATATTTTCAAATGCATTTTGCATTGAAAATTCATTTGATGCATTAAGTGTTGCATAATTTTTTAATGCATTGATCCATGATTGTGAAGAACTTTGACCTAACTGGTCTGATGCATAAATTCTAAAACTTAATTCAATATTTCCTGGTTTATATCCAGCATAAATTTTCTTTGTCCATGTTCCAGCTTTTATTAGGTTTTTAAATGAACCATCTGCGCTACCAATCATTGAAGCAAATTGCATAACGTCACTTGTCATAAACGACATTAACTTGTCTTGCCAGTCTGCACCAGGACCATTTTCATAGTCTACAGATATAGAGAACTCTGGCATTTCATTTAATAAACCGGTAAGTATTACTAAATTGCCATTTTCGTCAGCGGGTGTAATAAGATGGAATTTAGAAATACCTGTCTTGGAATCTGTTCCATAAGACGGACCGTTAAATTCTGCTACTATATTTTTATCTGCATTTGCCATATTACTTACTTATTCTTCTTGCAAAACAACCAGCGATTTGTCCATTATTTGATACATACGGAAGCCTAAAAGCTATTGCATTTCTTTCAGGAAATGTTTCAACTTGTGTATTTGCTCTATCGATTTTAATAGGAACCCAGAATTCAATAATATCGAAAATTGTATTTGTATATAGGCTTACATTATCAAAGTTCTGAAATAATACATCATAAATTGGAGAACTAAAGCTTAAATTGAAAACGCGTTCGAATTTTTCAGTCAACAATACATTTTCAATCATCTGGTCAAGAGCAGCAGCTCCCCAGAGTTCAGTTGTCTCGTTACTACCATCAAGGTCATAATATTCTTGGTTGATAGTACCTGTTTCATGCTTTATAAAATCTGGATTAGCACTTAGTTCTAACATATATTATTTCCTTTAGCATTTTACGTTTGTATTGCCTACATTGTGTGGAACGCCGCAAATTACACAGTTAGGGAAGTTATTGATGAACTGTTTTGCAAGGTTACGACCAAGTTCAATCATATTGTTCTTACTGTCAATAATTACTTTTCCTGTATTTGAAATTACTTTTGTTTCACCTTCCGTATTGATTTCAGTATTACCTTTGACATTAATTTTAATATTACCTTTTGCATCCATACCTTCACCAGTATTGACAACAATACTACCATTCTGGTCAATAACGAGCATTAAACCGGTTCTGTGTTTAAAAACAGTTTCACCAGTTTTTCTATTCAAAGTAAGGTATTCACCATTATCAGTTTCCATAAGAACCATCTTAAATGGATAGTCTTCGGCTTTTCCTGTAAAATGGCCTTTCTCTATGCTTTTAGCTGTCGCGACAGTAAATGCCACAGAATCAAAAATCGGTTTCTGAATATCGCCTTCGTCGAAATAACCTCTAAGAATAGTTCCGACTTCTGGAATAATGAAATTACCATTTGTTCCCCCGATATAAGATATATCGGGAACAGCCCAAGGCACTGCTGCAGTTGCAAAGTCATCGTAATAACCGAATATAAGAATTTTTACACGGCCTAATTTTTCTGGGTCATTGTTATCAATAACTTTACCGGTCCAACGTGTAGTAGTGCTTTGCTCGAATTTTTCATACGTTCCTTGTAAGGTCTGGTCTAAACCTTTACCGATATCTTTCATCAAGTCATTAAGTATTTCGTCTGTAGAAGTTTCCATATATAAACCTTACTGTGTATTTTTAGATTGTTTAACTTCGTTCACGCCATTTATACCATCGCTTACACAAGTTGCTAGTATAGTATATTTACTAGACGTATAGAAGGTATGAGTAAGACCGGCAACAAGATAATCACCTGCGGCAATCGTCTGCTGATTATTTACAGTTGCAGGGTCGATAGAAATTCTTTGACCAAGTAAAATGCACGGATTTCCATTAGGGTCAACAAATGGCTGATTGACCGTATCGATTGTCATGAATACAAACTGCTGATAGAAAGCACGTTTAATACTTTCATGGTGCATAGGTGCATAGTCATAGTATTCATGTGTTTCATTAAAATGGAAAGCAGTTGTATTATATCTTATATTTTCTAACTGTGTTTGCGACTTGTTACTGATAACACCAAGACGCATTTTTCCATCTTTACCATTATCATGAAATTCTTTTTGTCTGAAACAATTTTCATTTATAGAAGGCTTGCCTCCTACTAATACTGACTTTGTAACCATGACTGGAAAATCGTCAGGACTTACTTTTTCCAGATTATATGGATTAAAAATTTTTGCTTTGATACCGTAACCGCCCTGGTTCTGTAAGAAACCAGCATTGGCATAACGTAATGATTCATAAGTCTTATACGGAGAAGGCTTTGTATTATCAGATACACCTTTTGTTTCATCATGTAATTTCTGATATTTAGAAAATTGTATAAATTTACTTACAGTAGCCGCATCACATAATGTATTCAATGACGTATATGTTACAACACCATTTTTATCTACAAACATTAAAGGCATATCGTCATTAGCAATCCATGCATGCGAAACAATTTTTTTAGCAAAGTCAGCATGACATAATGAAGCATTTAACCACGGCATGCTATCATTGGTGGTAATTGTTATAAGACCGCATTGTAAACCGGCATGTGTAACACAGGCTCTTAATACTTCTGCACTTGTAAATCTTTTACTTGTATTTAATTCAGTTCCGCTATCATCTTTAGGCCATACAAATATATCATTTAAATATTTTTCAGCAGCAAATGTGCACTTGATAGAATAGTAGTAATCATTATTATCTTGGTCTAATGCATGTTCAATAGACTCAATTATAAATTCTGCATCTATATACGGTTTTACATCTACGCCGGTTCCAATATTTGGCGTAATTGTCAAGAATATACTGTTGCCAACTTGAAAACCAACATTATGAAAGTATGTACCAATGTCATTTATTTCAAGTGTCATTGATGGTAGGCGTTGGAAAAAACTTTCATGGATAAGTATCTTTCTAACTTTATCGTTGGATATGGTAAAGCCATGGATAGGATCCTTATTGCCATAGACAATAAGG